AAGGCTTGTCATGGGTTTGCCCATATAACAGTGAAACCCAACAAGAATTTCAGCGTTAAAAATTTCAGGATTTATAAGGGACAAATTTTGTAACTTAGAGGAAAGTTCCCCGGCTTATGCCAACAAGAATAGAGTTATACGAGAAATACTTTATTGAGCATGAAGATGAACCTAATTGGGAGGGGATGGGACTTGTCCCCCAAAGTCAGCCCCAACAATACGGATATAGAAGAACAATGGTAATGGTGGACTTTATAGAAAGGCCCATTGAAATCCCCGGAAACAAAAAGGAAACAATAGTACGATTTATGTCAGGGGAGGACATGACAATTCTCGCTAATTTCGATGACTTTTGCATAGTCTTACACGACATAGAGGAACAGATAAGAATAGAAGATGAACTTATGATGTATGAGATAGGGGAATACGCTGACCAAAAAAACGGGAACGAAGGATGAAAGCAACCCTAAGACTTAGAAAGATATTCAGTTTTGGGGATATTTACAATCAGCCATTATACTCCCGTCTACAAGAATTAGATAAGAAGGTATTTGCAGACGCAAAAAGCGAGTTTAAGCCCAATAGGGAGTGGTGGGTTATAGTTGACAAAGGACTTATTGTAGCCTACTGCGGAAGCCTATACAGCGAAGGTGTGTGTATCTTTGTCAGGGCTTGGGTTCACCGCCCGTACCGGGGGAATGGGTTGCAGTCCCGGATGATAAAAGCCCGCCTAAAAGCCGCTAAATCTTGCTACAAGGCCATAACCTACGTTCACCCTGACGGAATATCCTCAATGAATAACCTTGTTAATAACGGATTTAGGTTCTACGTCCCACAAGCCAAGTATGCAGGGGACGGTTTTTTATACTTCTACAAAGATATGAAGTAGCCCGTCTTTGGGAGTTTAACTACCGGGAAGTGGATAACGGTTGATCTCGTTTAATTATTTTACCAAATAAGATTATAAAATACTCAACTCCTTCGACTGCTCCCCATTTAGGGCTGACAATTCAAAAAGCATATTACTACAAAATTGATTGTAAGTTTGTATATTTTTTTAACCCATATTTATTATTGCACATATTTACGTGTTAGGCACAATACTACTTTACTAAACTATTTGACGCTTTATAATATCTTAATTTTCCAATATTTATTCCAATCATTTTATTGTTAATTCTAAATATAAAATGCGGGTATATCGCAATAACAAACAATTTCCCATAAAAGCAATCTTTCTTAAACCCAATGTAATTTTCCATTTTTTTTATTTTAATAATCACCCAAACACCCATTGTAATATATTAGTGTACGATATTAATATTATAGCTAAAATCCCACCCCCACCACCCTAATATTAAGCCAATAATTGTTGCCGTAAAATCATCCCTATCTTGTTTCATAATATATTTTTTAAGGTTTAATTAAAATCCAAGACGCTGTCATAACATCAAGTTTAAGATTTTTTTCTTTCACAAACTCATCAACAGCCTTCCCTACACCTGCGGTTGCTTCCCCATAATCATGTCCTGCAAATATTCCACCTGATTTAAGTTTAGGATAAAAGTTATTTAAGTCTGCTTTTACTGATTCGTAATCATGGGCGGCATCTATGAATATCATTGAAAATGATTCGTCATTAAAGTTTTTATACTGATCATCACTTTTGCCTATTACAGTATTGGGCTTAAACCCTAACTGAGCCATATTTTTTTCAAATATTTCTAAAAGTGTTCCACCTCCATTTTCGTTTATTAAATCGGCGTGGTGTTTACACTCTGATTCAAAAATGTCAATAACCCATACAGAAATAGCTTTCCCAGATTTTTTTATTGCTTCAAGCAAATACGCAGTAGATTTGCCCATAAAGCAACCTACTTCTAAAAAAGCATCCCCATTTTTTGCTTTATCTACTGCTAAATCATAAATGTCTTGAAAGTCAAACCACCCGACTATATCGGTATAGCTCTTAATTTTGTTGTTTTTACTTACCATAATTTTACCGTACTGTGCCTAACAACCATATTGCCAAAATAAGGGCTTGACAATCTTTGTTGAGCGGATGAATAATTTGATTAAAAATGGGTTCCTGACTTACACCCCACAAGCGTTTTATGCTGGTAAGGAGTTTCTATACTTCTACAAAGATATAAAATAAGCTGTGTCCCTCAAATCAAACTTTGTATTCCATAGAGAACGGTCATTGAGTAGTTCCCTTAGTTCTTCCCTGCTTATTGGTTCTATATCCCCCAATGACCATAGCCATATTACATGGGGTAGATAAGCCCATTTACCGTCATAATAAAACCCATTACGATAAACCATGTAGTGAGTATTCCCCCTTATCCCCACAACAGTTGACCCCGGAAGCCGTTGTAAAGTTTGTCTGTCATTTCTTTTCGTTTATTTCGGTGATTCTATAATAACTACAATTAATTGACTAAGGAATAATGAACAAGCCCCGAACCAACAAATCAAAAACTTATCGGCTGGGTCTAACTTTATACCTTCGTAAATCCATAAAACACACCCGATGTAAATTGCCATTACAATTACTCCGATAATTATGTTTTTTAAATACTTCATGGTATATAGTTTATGCCCGGAGGCGGTTAATAAGGATAAAGTCTTGGTTTCTTTAGGCAATGCAGACAGTACAAATTACCCGGTTCCTCGGTTGCATTTACATAGTGGTACTTTTCACATCTGCAAACTGAGTTGTACTGCTTTTGGGCCACCCGCTTCATACGGGAGACGGCGTTACGTGCTTTCATTTTGCCTCCTTTTGTTTTTGATTACAAATAATACCATTCCATCATTGCACACTCAAAGTCATAGAATGTTAGATGGTTGTTCCTGTATAATATGCGTGAATTATTCCCGTACTGACGCTTTACGTTTTCTCTGATTTGAAGCCAACACATTATACCGTGTTCTTTAATATAGTTCCTTATATGCCTCATTGCTTTTGTTTTTGGTATTCCTGATAATCGGTGAGGTCTGCGGGTTCAACCGCTAAAAGGTTAAACGGAGTTGCTGTTTAGTTAGTGGCATTGGTTACCTCCTTTGTTTTATCAACGGCCAGACCCGCAGGTATCAGGTTAAATAAATCGAATCCTTGTTTGAGTAAGTAATGGAAGGCATCAGGGCTAATACGATCATAGTCAATTTGAGTGTGGTTAAATTTATTACCAACATCAATCTGAAACTTCACATCAATACATAAACTTGAATGGCCTTCGTAAATAGGTATAGACCAACTTTTAAACTGTCTATTCACTACTTCTTTTGCTTCCTCCTCCGTCATGTCAGACAGGGGGCGAAGGATCGGCTTTACCATTTCAGGCTTTACGTCATTTTCTTCATCTTCGCCGTAAAATCCAGATTCTTCATCTTGGTTAGTGCCAGAAACAACGCACATAAAATCAATTTCTTTGCTCCCTACTGATTGGATTTTTCCTTTATAATCTCCAATCATGCAATCCTGCCCGATATAGTACGGCAGGTAGTCTTCAATTTTCTTGCTCATTACTTTCCAGTTTAACGGTTATAGACTGTTGTTTGAGTGGGCAGGATGGCGGCGGCTGCTTGTTGTAGTTTTCAAATATTTCGGCGGGTGAAACGTACACGCTTGAAAATGTAAATAAATTACAACTATATCCGTCACCTTCAAACGGGCAATCCGCACAGCTTGTTACTTTTATTTCCATGTTACTTGTTTGCGATTTTGAGTAATACGTCCGCATGACACGGCTGATCTAACGAGCAGAAGCAAGCAAGGTTTTTGCCTTTCAGTTCGTGAATGTTGTTTTCGGTAAAGTTTTTATTCACTTCCAGAATAAATACCTTATACAATTCAATACATTCATCTACTGTTTTTGGTGTCACAGTACCCATATTCCTGCTTCTTGGGTCCCACTCCTCAACTCCTACCACATACGGGTTTCCCCACTTCCCCGGTCTACCAACGTAAACAGTGTTTTCCGGCATCTTCCACCCTTTAGTACGCTTTCTTTGAACCCGTACAGGCTCCCCCTTCGCCTTCCCAGGCCCTGATGACCGGGAGTTGCTGTTATTCCATCCGTTGTAGTTCTTTTCCATGTTACATGGTTTTAGCAATTTTCGTACATATTTAATTTTTGACAAATAGCATTTATTTCAGGCTTATACTTAAATTGGTACAATACTCCATCCTGTTTAATTACTGAATCAATATACTTTTCACCTTTCAGTATCTTCCATCCGTTAGCCTTCAGTTTTGCTATTGACCTGAGTTCGCCAAAAGTAAGTTCGCCGCATGAACGTATATCTGATAGAGAGTTTTCTATCCATACCCCTGCGCTATCCTCATGGTCTTTCCTTGCAGTTCTTTCTTGTGATGAAATAGTTTCTACCATGTTACTTGGTTTTACCTAAAATATTATTCATTTCTTCATCTGTCGGTTTCCTTGTTTCCCCACATCCTCTACATTCCATTTTTGTCCATTCTCTCGGTATTGTAGTTGTTGCAAACCAATCGTGTTCGCCATCATTAAGGCAATCTGCTTTATATGGTTCGTAATAAAAAGATATGCTTGTTTCAAACACAAAACGCTTATTACACTTATCACATTCCATTTCGTGCTTTACACCTTCTTCATATCCAAAACCATCATCATGGCATATGTCTAATTCTGCATCGCAATACGGGCAATTTATATCTTTCATTTGTTCAAATTATAGATTATCAAATTTCTTCGTATGACTTGCCAACTAATTCAGGGAACATAGGCAAATCGCTTATTTTAAGGTCTGACTTCATTAACTCGAATACGGTACAAGTGCCATCATCTTTTACAAGTGAATCTAAAATCTTTCTTGCTACTTCGTTATTACAGGCATCGTAGTTGTATAACACCTGTACTGCGGCAATCGGGCAAGGTTCCTGACCATACTTGCATTTTGCACATTGGTCATCAAAACACATTCCTTCTGAACCGTTAGAAAAATATGCCATAACTTATTGTTTTATAATTGAATAGATTATCAAAAGTATATCGGCTAAAGGGGTTTCAACCCTTCCACGATCACCGCACCTTCGCCTTGTGTTGCTACCATGACCGGCGCAAACTCGGTATTCAGCAACTCCAGATAAATTTTCTTGTCATCATCGGTCATAAACACGATTTCGGTAACATGGGAGCCTGGGAGTTGCACGATCTCGGTATGCTCAATCCGTTCGTGTACCGTCCCAGGATTCTGCGAAGGATAAGCCAAATGGATCTCAGACAGGTTCAGCCCGTCATCCTGCAAGTCTGCCAGCAGGTCGTATAGTTGTTGTGCGGTCATAGGTTTACCATTTAGCGGGTTTGTTATCTTCGTCAAATACATCAGACATAAAAACCGCAAAAACTCCTACATAAGAAAATAAGGAAATAAACAAACCAAATTTTCTATCTGAAACATTCCATGAATTAAAAAGTTTTTTAGTTCTGTACCTATAAAAAACGTATGACAATACAGAGCCTATCAGGTAGGCGGTAATTATTAGTGCTATTATCATAACGAATATTTATCAGCTATCAGGTTAACAATTTTGATTGCGGCGATCAGTACGATCAGCAGGATGGCAAGGCGTTTCATGCGTTTTGTATTGTAATTGGTTCGTTATAATCGGTGAAAACTTCGGTATCCCATGATTCATGCCAATACCCTATTTCTTTACCGATTGTAGAACTTGGAACTATTAAAGTGCCAAAATCGGGTTCGGAAAATAAAACGATGTTGCCAGTTTCAGAAATCATAAGCTTTGGGAACGGTTTAGGTTCCTGTTTTTCTTCGGTTGTTTTTTTTACTGTTATCATGATATTGCGTTTTCGTGGTTATCTAAACTAATTACCTTCGCTGCGGTTTCCAGTTCCTCCGGCATCAGCAGCCGGTCGATCTCATTACGGTGGGCTATCTCTGCCTTTGTTGGCTTCTTCGCAGTCGGGTGCGTTTCCCGGTAGTCTTCGCAAAGCATCGGGTATATCCAATAGAAAAAAGCGAACAGGCAAAAAAGGGCGGTCAGCACTACTAATGTAGTCGGAAGCGTGTATGGTTCTTGTGGCATGGTTATTTAGTTTTAGGTTTGATTTTGAAGATGGCGACGGTAAATCTGTCTCCTCCGAATATTCCTACCTGCCATTGGTAAAATGAAATTTCGTTAATTGTCTTATAATTGCAGCACTCTATTACAGCCGGTATAGGATTTAATAAGGTGCAATTATTAATAGTGTAACCTGCTTGCATAATTTATCGGTTTAGACTGCTAAGATAGTAAAATATCTTTTACCGCCAAATTATTTGTTGACTTTTTTTATTTACACAAAATCCGGGCAACCTCCATCATCGCCCCGCCGCCGCCCGCCGTTTCCAGCGTCACCACTCCCGGCAACTCCTTAACCTCTTTTACCGCATCCGCAGGGCAATAGGCAGCCCCAGCAGTCCGCAGCATCGGAATATCCCATGCACTGTCGCCAATCGCAATATCAGGCTTTACGGGTAGTTCTGACTTGTCCCTGATAACATGCAGCACCGCCCCGGTTTTGCGGATATAACTATCAGCCCCCGGCCAACTTGAAGCGGTCACTATATGCACCTCATACCCGTAGGCAATCAGTTCTTTAATCCCGGCTAAATCCAAACTGCTGAATGACTTGCTGACATTCCCTTTATGGTCAATGATAAATTTTCCATCGGTCAGCACCCCGTCGAGGTCAACCGCTATAATCCGGGCCGATGTTTTGACTATTTCAGCGGTAGCCTGTTTGTAAAAGTGGCCTATCTGCTTTTCTGTTTTGGGGTACATGATTTCCCGCCACTTTGCGCCGTATTTTTCCTTTAGTCGCTCCGATGTCTGCCGGTCAGTTGCCCGCCGCATTTCAAGCCGCTTCATGGTTATCTGATGCCTCTTTGCGTTCCGGATATACACATGGTCAATAGTCACCGCATGGTCAACTAAAATAGTTCCCCCGGCCTGATTTACCCTATACCCATGATCGAGGTCGTGACCCCAATACGGCATCTTTTCATCGAGTGGCTGCCACTGCTCAATGTCAATCATTGCGGCGGTGAACTCTACGAACGGAACACTTTTAACTCCCCGGCCTTCCCGGATGTGCTTATGGTCACTTGCAAACTGCGGGTGAACCGCTGCGGCCTTGTGTTCTTTGATTGTTTGCAGGAGTTTGGCCGGAACGTCTGGGGCAAATGTGATGTTTGTAACAATCCAGAAATATCGGAAATTAGGCCACGCCGTTGCAACTGTATCAACTGCTGAATTAATAGCTTCGGCAAGTGAACCAATACCTGACGGGACACGGCTAACAAAGAAAAAAGAAACACCGGATTTATTAATACAATCAACCGTCTGCTGATATTCAGGTTCTTCGTACTTTATCGCAATGATGCAAAGGTCTGTCATTAACATAGATATTTACAGGTGGCTAATAAAACGGCAATAGTCAAGGAAATAAAGAAGCACCCAATATTGTCGTACATCGTTCTTTTTGAATCTTCGCTGCTCATAATATAACTTTTTCGTATTGTCCAAAAATATTTTCCCACTTCAAACTTTCCGCAGTCGCAATGCACCCGTCCTGTAATCTCGCATACCGCAGCCGGTCATTTAGCAAGTCCTGCACCTGCAATGCAATCTCATGCGATGGCACGCTATACAGCATCCGCACGCTATTCTCTTTTGTTAGGTCTTCGTCGCCCTGAGTGATTGCCCGTACCGTGACAGTTCCTTTTGTCATGGCTTCAAGCGGTGCTGTACTGCGAAAATCGTACTTAGTGCATTTTAGCAAAACGGATGCCCGCCCGTACATGGAATTAATCAGGCTCACAGATGGCTTTATATAGTATTCATCAAAAACCGGTTTAGCATCCTTTTTCAGCGGCAAGGCACCAAAACCAATTATCTTATACCCCAATCTTTTCAGATGCAGTGCCGCATAGATGGCTTTCCGGTCAATGTCCTTCACGGGATTTGTAGGCTCCGGGCTTTCAAGGCAAACGGTTTTGTAATCCTTGTCCGTTTTGTAATACTGAAATACTTCCGGGTTTATTCCCGTTGGCAGTACAGTTGCATCCTGCCGACCGATGACATTCAGCCCCCAGGTTGCACTTGAAATCATATTCGGACCGTCGTAAAACTTTTTGGAGTGCTCGTAAAACGGTATATCGGTTGGACGGAACCAGTGTTCAATCATTTGCAGCCATGTTATTACCTTCGCCCCTGCATCAATGAAGCGGCTAATAAACGGCGCGGCGTGCGGGCTTCCGATAATCACACGGTCATAATTGTAATCCAGTTTATCAGTCACCTTGCAGCGAATCGGGTACCACGTTTGCCGCCCGTTGCCGGACTGATCGTAAACCGTAACATCATGCCCACGGTCAGCGAACTGGTTAGCGAGTTCAAGGATATTGTGAATGCCCCCATGACTGGTAAGACAAGGGGTGGTTAATAGGAGTTTCATATCTCGTATTTTGATTTTTGCGGGTAAAGTTCATTCATTACTCTTTTCATGTCCGGGCATACGCCGTAATCTCCGATTGAAAAGAATTTCCGGCCTGCCAGCTTCGCAATGATTTCACCGTACTGCATCGGCTTGTTAATTTTCAGGTCGGTTATTTCAACCGTATGCACACCTGCGAACCCGGCGTATAAAGACTTAAGGACGTATTCTGTTTTAGGTTCAATAACCTTGCTTATGCCATTCCAAAAGCCTTTCCAGTACAATATAGGAGTGTGGACATCACAGTACGGGTATTCAAGCGGAAAAATATCCTGCAATAGTGATAGCGTATTCTTACACGCCGCTTTGTAGTGACCATGCCGCCGGTTATATTCATCCTCCAAAGTCCCGGATGCGTAATTCTCAATATCCGTGACATCCATATCCTTCAGGCAAAAATGATCGTCGTTCATAAAAAGGAAACAATTACTTACCCGGTCATCATTCACCGCAGCCATGATTTTAGTATAGATGCTGTATTCTTTGCGGAACGGCACGTCCTTGCGTGGTATGTGAATTACATTGCGAACCCAATCCGGTTTTTCCCCGACTATAAACACATCACCGATGCCGCTGATTTTTGACAGCGAGCGGAGAGAATACCGCAGTTCATTATTCTGCCATTTGCTGCCGGTTCCGAGTGGGTAGATGACTGAGATCATTTTAATGCTTTTTCAAATTGTTCTATTGCTTTAAATATTCTGTATGGTATCTCAGGTACTACGGCGTTCCCGTATCCGTGTAAATGCTCCCTAACCAGTTTATTGGAAACCCCATCATCCATGCATAAAATTGGGGGTTCAGTACTCCATTTTGCCCCCCTACTAATCTGTATAGTTGCTCCGAAAGGCTTCCAGGTGAACGGTAATGTCTTCTCGTGAACATAGGAGAAGAAAGTTTCTCCCTTTTTTCTTCTGATGCTGATGGGGTAAGCAACCAAATACAACCTGGAACGCTGATGGGGCGCACCGACTTCTGATGCTCTACAAACTCTCCATTCTGCATTGTACCCCATTGCGGCCAGCTCACCGAGTATTGTTCTAAAGTCTCTCCCTTTGTTAGTTTTAAGAATGTTTGCCACATTTTCGGCAACAACGTATTTTGTTCTTGATTCTCTGACTGCTCTAAGCATTTCAAAAAGGAGGCCTGTTCTTGCACCTTGTAGCCCTTGTTGACCTTTGCCATCTTGTTTTGCCTGGCTTGCGTCTTGGCATGGGAAACCTCCTGACAAGACATTAAGTCCTTTATAGGTAGTGAAATCTGTTTCTCTGATGTCTCCATGACTTTTAGAATTAGGGAAATTTCGTTCTAAGTGTACTCTTTTACGTTTATCAAACTCACAATGAAACACGTTATCCCAACCCATCCATTCAGCGGCCAGATCAAACCCGCCAATCCCCGTAAAAGTTGAACCGTGTGTCATTCCGCTAAGTTGGTTTAAATTGTTTTACCAGCCAAATAAAACAGCTGATTTATTTTGTCACAGTTATCGTTTCCCCGGTCAGCAGCGCATCGACGAGCAATTCCAGATTGTCCCGCTGCCCCGGTTCGAGCATGACCACCTTTTCAGCTATTGCCGGGACCGCCCACACGTCCGACTGCCATTCGGCTTTGATGACATCCCTGACCACCTGCGGCAAAAACGGGTGTGTCGTCAGGTCGTTAACTATCCAGTTTATCCGGGTCAGGTAGCTTTCGGCCAGCTTTGCGCCTTTCGTGCCGGGGTGTTCGTTCCTGAATGAAATCAGGTGATCGTGCGCCTGTTTGAGTGCGTGAACCGATCCGATTATGTTTGCGCCGCCTTTCATAATAAAGTAAGCTGTTTTTTTGATTCAACAACTGCGGCCATGTTTTTCTTTGCTATATCGTAGTATGATTCTTTCAGTTCAAAACCGATACCTTTGCGGCCCATCTTTACGGCCTGATAAACTTCGCTGCCAATGCCCATAAACGGGGTAAATACGGTATCTCCCTGGTTCGTGTAAAGATGGATAGCCCTTTCTATTGTGTCAAGTTGAAGCGGGCAAATATGCTTCTCATCGTTATCATCACGGCCATCACGGAACCCCTGCAAAGTGTTAGAATAGTTAATGTCCATCCAAACAGGTGAAGCGTATTTTTGCCATGTGTCTACATTGATTGTGCATCTTACAGGGTCAGTCCTTTCGCCGTCCTTTCTGAATATCATCAGGTAATCAGGTATGCCAACCCTGCTCATAGTGCTATCCTTTTTTACCTGCTTATGAAGCAATCCCAATGCCTTAGTCCGCTGCATTTCAACAACTGGATCTTTCCAGATTGTAACCCGTGAATGATAAATAAATCCAGCCTGTTCAAATGCTTTCAGGATAAGCCCGCTGAAATCACGAAGCCCGATAAAACCTTCTTTACCCTTTTGAATTGGTAAATCCATGCAGTGGACGGCAACATTACGGCCAGCCTTTAAAATACGGTGAATACCTGATACAAGGAACCCGAACTGAGTAAGGAACTCTTTATAGTCCTTTGAATTTCCCATGTCCTCTACATGGCTACTGTATGTATAAAGTTCAGCGAAAGGAGGGCTGAATATAGAAAATCCTACACTCTCATTATCAATTTCATCAATCAACTGTACGCAGTCGCCCCGTTTAATTTTGTACCATTCATTTTCAACCGGATCAGTATCGTAGTCCGATTGTTGAAGCGTTACGTTATTAAGGTTTGCATTTATGGCTTTGCTCATTTCGTCTTGCATGATTTCAAATTGTTTTTGTTTGGTGTCTATTGAAAGTTTTACATTCGACATTGTATCTGTTGTAATCAGGTAGATATTTACTTCGTTTTTCTGACCGAAACGGTATGACCGTCGGATTGCCTGATAAAGTCCCTCAAATGAAAAATCCAAAGAAGCAAAAATCTGATTCCGGCAGTTCTGGTAATTCAGTCCAAATTGGGCAATCTTTGTTTTAGTAATTAGTACCCTGAACTCATTATTAGCAAACCCCAATAACATTTTTTCTTTGTACTCCGGACTGTCTGACCCTTTCACCTCAATAGAACCAGGGATAAGCCTTTTAAGTTCGTCGCCTTCCTCGTTCTGCTTAATCCAGATTATAAAATTCTCATCAGTCGTTTCATTAACCAGCTTAACAGCTTCGGAGAGCCTTTCGATCTTAGTAAGCCTTAACTCCTGATTAAAATTAGTAGCTGAAATAATGGCATCGTTAAATAGCGTACCGTTATCACGCTTTGGAGTAGTTATTTGTTTTTCGATTATATTCAGCGAAGGCAGGTCATACCCTTCCATAGTAAACCCAATATCCTGCGGTTTATTCAGCATGATAGCCCATGTACCAATAAACTGATAAAATAGTTTAACGGCATGACCCTTTAACCTCCATTTAGCAGTTTCGCCGCCATCATGAACAAAGTACATTGCCAGCATTTCATTGCGGCTCATAACATCTAAAAACTCGCTATGATTGCCTAATTCCATCGGATCGTTAGGGGAAGGCGTAGCGGTGCAAGCTAACTTATACGGAGTATCTTTAAAACATTCTAAAATAAGTTTCTTTGTCTGACCTTCAAAGTTTTTAAGGATGCTGCTTTCATCAAGTACAATACCTGAAAATTCATCAGTATTAATGTTTTCAAGTTGCTCGTAATTGCTCACGTAAACGGCGGCAGGAATTTCGCCTTTGCCGTAATTTTCAGGATGCAGCTTTGTGACTTCAATATGAAATTTATTACCCTCTGAAATTGTCTGCCCTGATACGGCAAGAGGCGTTAAAATCAGTACAGGTTTACCGGTATTCATTACTACCTGATGCGCCCATTCAAGCTGCATAAGAGTTTTACCCAATCCGCAATCGGCGAATATTGCGTATTTACCGGAACCCAATGCCCGCTTTACAATAAACTTCTGAAAGTCAAAAAGATTGTGATTAAGTGATTCAATCGAAATATCAAAACCGGAATAGATATGGTTTTTAATTTTGGATTGCAAAAAGTGTAGGTAAGTAGCTTTGCTCATGTGTAGGTTATTTTATCAAAAGTATATAAAATGTTTTACCGGACAAAATTATTCTGATTTATATTTATCACGTAGATAATTCGCCATAGCATCACGGTTTGCCTCTTTCTCACGGTCGGAATCTTCTTTGCTCCATCTGGTGGCGTCACCTGATGAAACGTAGTTTGAGTGCCGTTCCTCTTTAATCCTGACAAGTGCCTGATGCCTTGCCTCACGGTAAACCTCAAACTTTTCCATGAACTTTGGAATATCCATGCTTTCGTACAAAGCCCCGTACTTGCCACGGATCAGACCTTGCAGGAACAAAATAACGTCCTCAAGGGCCAGCCGGTCCTCGTTTGAGCTGTCTAAAATGGTTTCTGCCAGCTCCACAATCTGATCGGCGTTCATGGGCCGGACAAGGTTCATAGCCTGGAAAGCCTTCGTTAGTGCTACCGTAATCAATCCTAAAGTGTCATTATAGGCATTCTTAGCCATTTCGGGGAGCCTTTCGGGTATAGACAGTATTTCCGGGTAGTTGTACCCTGCGCCGTCTTTAAACGGCTCTAAAGCCTTGTTAATCTCCTGACGGTTGCCGCTGATTAACGCTGCGGTTAAATGCCGCTTGTACATCGTCAAATGTTGGGTGTCCTGTTTTTTTAGTTCCATTGCTGTTATTTTTAAGTTCAAAAAGACCCTTCCACCTGTTTTCAATAGATTGCTGAATTATTGCTTTTGCGGTTTCCTGGTTCCCGCCGGATAGCTTGTAAAGTTTATCAGCCGCCGCCTGTTCTGTTTTCGGGGATCTGTATTTTTCACGGTGTTCCTCACGTTTGTAATCCAGCCATCCTGACCATGCGGAAAAATTTTCACCAAACGGATTTACAAATTCAACTTTATCTCTATTTATATTTTCATTTACATCTTCATTTTCATTTTCCATATGTTCATCATATGTTTTAGATATGTTTTTCATATGTTTGTTAGGTTTTGATACCCTATTTTCCCTTCTCGATTCGCTGTAAGCCTTTCGTTTTAAAATACTTGCAACAACCCATTCAATTTGAAAACCTTTATCAGTTTCGAGCAAAACCATTTTCAGCTCTGAAATTTCATCAGGTGTCATCTTTTTTGTGAAGAAAATAAACTGAGATTTTGAAATACATATGTTTCTCATGTGTTCACACATGATACGGTCATAAGCTACCTGAGAGCGCTCAGAAAGACACTGCGTATCACGCAAAT